GTAGTAAATGGGACAATAAGTGCTAATCAGTTAGCGGCAGATTCTGTAACTGCCGGTAAAATACAAGCTGGCGCTATTACAACAGATAAAATGACCGCCGGCACAATTAATGGTGACAGAATAATTGTTGGTACAATTGAAGTTAGTAAGCTTACAGTAGGAACTACCAGCTTAACAGGTGGAACTTTTTCATTGGGTGAGGGAGCAGGTATAACATCGGGCGGTACAACTTATCAAGGATTAGTTGCAGGAGAAACAACAGTAAACAATAAATTTGGTGCATTATTTAGTAGTAATTCTACTGCTGCTGCTTTAGGATTAGGAAATAGAGTAGGGCCCAGTACTGGAAATGTTGCTGAATTCTATAAATCTAGAGTGGCTGGCACATATGCAACATTTGATAATATATCTTTAATTGGAGGATACAATGTAGGATTTGCTACTCAATATTATTCTGCTGACCAAAAATTACAAACAAAGCTTTCAGCAGCAGAACCTACTGCATGTGCTGCATTTATTGCAAATCCCTCGGGTGGAGTTATAAAGTTATCCGGACAAATCGGCAATATGGTATCTAGCACTATAAATTACGGTGCAGAAATAGTTAATTGGTACAATGCTTCATATCCGAAAACTATTGTCCAAATATCTGGTAATAATAGTACCATTAATGCAGGTATAGATGCATCAAATAGATATGATGGATCAGCACAAACTTTTACTAGAGCCATTTTAGCAGGCTCGGGTTTAGCATTGGGGGTAGATAGTATAACTGCTTTTGGTGGAGTATATTATGTCTTTAATACCAGTGGAACGGTTAGTACTGCAGTAGCTACTGCAACAAATTCTGGAAGAGCTTTATATTCGATTGCCGGCTCAACCGGCCCATTTACTGGTTCACATGATGCTTATATTGAAACTTCAGAAATTATAGAAATAGGGGATATAGTTTGTGATTTACAAGTTTTATCCAAAAAAAATATAAATGATACTGTTACTAAAGTAACGTTATCTTCTATGTGTAACCAAAAATCAGTAGTAGGGGTGGTATCAGAAATTTTAGGCGCCAATTGTGACTTTAAACCAACAGCATTTGTAAATTATTCTTCCGCCGAAGCATCAGAACCAACATTTACAGAAAATTTTGATAAATTTAGTAATACAATTGTTTATACTCCAAATACTATTTCGGTATCTGGAATAGTCAGTAATTATATATCACCTGAATTTGAAACTTATCATACTACACTAAATTATATTTCCATTAATTCTTTAGGTGAAGGATTAATAAATGTATGTGGAGAGAATGGTAATATAGAAATAGGAGACTTGATTTCCTCATCCTCAATACTTGGTAAAGGTATGAAACAATCGGATGATATAGTTAGAAACTATACTGTAGCCAAATCTAGAGAAAATGTAACGTTTTCATCATCTACTGAAGTAAAATTAGTAGCTTGCACATATCATTGCGGATAACACATGGCTAGCTTAAAAAATTTAGTGATTGATCAAGGTACTACATTTATTGAGTATGTTTTATATAAAGACAAAAATAAAAATGCTATAGATATTTCTGGTATGAATTCTAGAGCACAAATGAGAAAATCATACTATAGTGCAAATGCAACAACCTTTTCCACTACAATATCTAGTAATATTAATGGTAACGTTACTATTTCTTTAACAGCATCAGAAACAGCAAATCTAAAAGCAGGTAGATATGTTTACGATGTTGAAGTATATAATTCCAATGTAGTTTATAGAATACAAGAGGGTGCAATCACAGTATATCCGGAGGTCACAAAATAAATGGCTAAAGTAACATCAAGAGAAAGTCTTAAAGAATATGCTTTACGTAATCTTGGTCATCCGGTAATTGAAATAAATGTGGATGATGATCAGGTTGAAGATCGTATCGATGAGGCATTCCAATTTTATAGAGAATATCATTATGATGCTGTTGAATTAATTTATCTTAAACATCAATTTTTAGAAGAAGAAATAACAAATCAATATATTTCCTTAAATGATAATATTGTAGGAGTAAATAGAATTCTACCTTTAACTAATAGAACTAAGGGTATGAATATGTTTGATATTCGATATCAAATCTTAATTAATGATCTATATAGTTTAATGTCGACTGATTTAATTTATTACAATATGGTGAGAACTGAAATAGAATTAATAAATCAACTATTAGTTGGAATTAAACCTATAAGATTTAATCGTCATATGAATAGATTGTTTATAGATTGGGATTGGCAAGCTGATATTGCTGCTGGAGATTATATAATTGTGGAATGTTATCGTATTCTTGATCCATCAACTTATACTGATGTATACGACGATATGTTTTTAAAGAAATATGTTACTGCATTAATAAAAAGACAATGGGGTATTAACTTAAAGAAGTTTAGTGGTGTTCAACTACCCGGAGGAGTTATGCTTAATGGTGATACTATTTACCAAGAAGCAATTGCTGAAATTAAAGCAATAGAAGATGATATGCAATCTAGATTTGAATTACCTGTAGATATGTTCGTTGGATAATATTATCATCTAGGCACATAGCAATAATAACACCTTGTCTATAGAAAGTCAATAGAAAAGAATGACTACAGTTAATCCATATTTTCAAAGTGGTATACCTATAGGAAGACGTTCGGAACAAAATCTATACGAAGATTTAATCATAGAATGTATGAAGATTTATGGTTTTGAAGTCTACTATATTCCGAGAAAAACGGTAAATGAAGATCCTATTTTGGGCGAAGATCCATTACAAAAATATGAGCATGCTTATCCTATAGAAATGTATTTAGAAAATATTTTGGGATTTGAAGGTGAAGGGGAACTGATAAGTAAATTTGGTATAGAATTAAGAGACACCGCAAGATTCGTAGTATCTCGAAAAAGATGGACTGAGGTAGCAGGAAGATTTGGAAATACTATTTTAGATCTTAGGCCCGCAGAGGGAGATCTTATCTATTTTCCTTTGACCAAATCTATTTTTGAAATACGTAAAGTTACCGGACAAGATCCATACTATCAAATAGGAAAATTATTTGTATTTAAGTTAGATTGTGAACTAATGGGATTCTCAGAAGAGAGAATTGATACAGGCGTAAGCGAGATAGATGATTTACTTAATGATAAAAGATTGGATCTTGAGTTATATAATTTTCTTAAGGAGGATGGAGACGAATTTATATTAGAATATCTATCAGAATCCTCTTTAGTTTTGGAATCTTATAATATTCAATCTAGGGATTTAGCATCAGACAATAATGATTTCGATACTAATATTACCGACATTTTGGATTTCACAGAAAGAAATCCATTTGGTGAGATCTACAAATAATGTTAAATCAAAAATTTTATTGGGGGACTATTAGAAAAGCAATAGTTTCTTTTGGTAATATGTTTAATCAAATAACTATAGATAGACTTGATACATCTGGAAATATAGTACAAACTATAAGAGTTCCTTTGGCTTATGCTCCAAAACAAAAATTTATTCAAAGAATAGCACAACAACCTAGTGTAGATGAACAAAATATAGAAATATATCTTCCAAGAATGTCTTTTGAGATGATTGGAATAAATTATGATCCAAATAGAAAAATAAGTCCTATACAGCAAAATAGAAATATTAATTCATCAACTGTAACTTTAAATCAACAGTATGCCCCTACCCCTTACAACATCAATTTAAATTTGTATGTATATACAAAAAATCAAGATGATGGTTTACAAATAATTGAGCAGATACTTCCTTATTTTAATCCTGATTACAATTTAACCTTAAAAGCCATACCGTTGTTGGATATAAAAAACGATTTACCTATTTTATTACAAAATATTCTTTATGATGATCAATATGAGGGTGATTTTAAACAAAGACGTTCAATAATTTGGACCTTAAATTTTATAATGAAACTGAATTTCTATGGCCCTGTATCTAAACAGGGAGTTATTAAAAGAGTTATTGCTGATACATTTTCAGATTCTGCATTTACTAATAAACAACAATCCTATAAAGTTCAGGTTGATCCTTTTACAGCTATACCAGGTGATGATATAGATTATCTTGAAACCTTTGAAGAATTTTAATGAAAAATATTCCAGAATTAAATAAGTTATTTGATATTGACATCAGTAAAGAAGAAAATCTACCATCTATATCCGCTCCAAAAATGGAAATTGAAATCGAGGATGATTATCAATTAGCAAGAAATACTTTAAGAACTCTTATAATGAAAGGTGAATCCACATTAGATGAGATGATAAATTTGGCTAAAAATTCTGAGCATCCAAGAACTTATGAGGTAGCTGGCCAATTAATTAAAACCATGTCTGATGTAGCAAAAGATTTACTCACATTACAAAAACAAGTTAAAGATTTACAATCTGATTCTCAAACTCCTTCTATCGGAACTCAGAATAATGTAGTATTTGCTGGGTCAACATCTGATTTAATGAAACTTTTAAAAAATCCTAATATTATTGATAACAAATGAATAAGAAGATATCTTATAATGGTAATCCAAATTTAAAACAAATTGGTACTATTATTAATTATACTAGTGAACAAATTCAAGAAATAATTAAATGTTCTCAAAATCCAATTTATTTTATTGAAGAATACTGTAAGATTGTATCATTAGATCAAGGATTAATTCCCTTCAAGTTATACGAGTGTCAAAAAGAAAAAGTAGAAACAATTCTTAATAATCGTAAAGTGATTCTAATGGAGGGCAGGCAACAGGGAAAAACTATAACTGCTGCAGCTTGTATTCTTTGGTATACTTTATTTCAAGAATCTAAAACAGTAGCAATACTTGCTAATAAATCCTCAGCTGCCAGAGAAGTATTATATAGATATCAAATTATGTATGAAGCCTTGCCTATATGGATGCAACAAGGGGTAAAAACATTTAATAAAGGCGATATAGAATTAGAAAATGGTTCAAGAGTTTTTACTGCAGCAACAAGTTCTTCGGGTATTCGAGGAAAATCCGTAAACTGGTTATATATTGATGAGGCAGCTATTATTCCAAATAATGTAGCTGATGATTTCTTTACGTCGGTGTATCCTACAATTTCTGCGGGCGAAACTACAAAGATATTATTAACTTCTACTCCTTTTGGTTATAATCATTTTTGGAAGTTTTGGAATGATGCAGAACAAAATCTTAATGGATTTAAAGCTTTGTTTATTCCCTATTCAAGAATACCGGGAAGAACAGAAGAATGGGCTGAGGAGCAAAAATTATTACTTGGCGAACTTAAATTTAATCAGGAAGTACTTTGTAGATTTCTTGGTTCATCTAATACATTAATCTCCCCCGATACTATCGCCAGAATGTCTCCATTACCTTATATTTTTGAAAATGAGGGATTGGATGTAACAGAAAAACCTATACGAGGATTATTAAATGAAAAAGGTGAAGTAATTAGAAAGCCTCATACTTATGTACTGAATGCCGATACTTCTCGAGGCGTCGGCGGAGATTATTCGGCATTTACTGTAATAGATGTAACAGAATATCCATATAAAATAGTAGCCAAATATAGAAGTAATAAGATAAGTCCTATTTTGTATGCTACAGTTATTTACAAAGTTGCTAGAGACTATAATGATGCATTTTGTCTAGTGGAAACTAATGATATCGGACAACAAGTTGTGGATTCATTATATACGGATTTAGAATATGAAAATATTTTTGCAACGGGGACAGGCAAAGCTAGACAATTTTTATCAGGGGGATTTGGCCAGGGCACTATTTTAGGATTGAGAACTACAACTCAAGTTAAAAGACTCGGGTGTTCATTGTTTAAAAATCTGGTAGAATCTCAAAAGCTATTGATTACCGATAAAGATGTAATTTCTGAAATTTCCACTTTTACAGAACAAAGAAATACATTTAGAGCGGATGACGGTTATCATGATGATTTAGTAATGTCTTTGGTATTATTTTCTTGGGCTACTAATGAATTATACTTTAAAGAATTAACCAATTCTAATTTAAGAATGGCACTTTATGAACAACAAACTAAACAAATCGAGGAAAACTTAACTCCCTTTGGAGTAGTTAACACTGGAATTCCTGAACAAATTAAGCATGAAGTAATTGGCGATGATGTTTGGTTTAATTTTGATCCGGTAAAAGCTATGGAAAATATCCATAGAAAAATGGCAGATAATCTATAAAATCATTTATTTATAAATAAATAGTAATTAAGTTGTAGTAAGACTACAAAAAATATCTCAAGGAGATTAAGATGGCATTTCAGCTTTCACCGGGTGTACTAGTTACTGAAAGAGATGATACTCTTAGTGTTCCAAGTGTTTCCACAACTGCCGGTGGTTTTGTTGGTTATTTTCAATGGGGCCCTGTTGATGAAATAGTTCAAATTGATTCTGAAAGAAATCTTGTGGCCACTTTCGGCAAACCAACAAGTAATACCTATACTTCATTTTTTACAGCAGCAAATTTCTTATCATATGGAAACAATTTAAAAGTAATTAGAACTGTATCACCTGCTACTGCTAGAAATGCTGCAGCAAATACTACCATTCTAGTTAAAAATGATGATCATTATGATACTCTCACTTTTACTAATGTTGGAGAATGGGTAGCTAGATATCCAGGTAATTTGGGTTCATCGTTAAAGGTATCCTTGGCGGATGCTAATACTTTTGGCACATGGGCGTATAAAACGCAATTTAGTTCAGTATCTCCTAATACTTCTTCCTATACAAATGCTATAGGTGGTAGATATGATGAATTACATGTTATAGTATTAGATTCAGACGGAACTTGGTCCGGTTCAAGAGACACAGTATTAGAAAAATTTGAATTTCTTTCTAAGGCCTCAGATGCTAAAACTCTTGATGGCGGATCAAATTATTATAAAGATGTTATTAATAATAACTCCAAATACATAAGATTTGCAAATCATACCGCTAATACATCGTCCACAACAAATTGGGGTGAAACTGCTAGAGAAAGACAATTTGCTAATTTATTGGCCAATGTAACTGTAACCTTGCGGGGAGGAATCGATCCTGCCACCGGTGCAGATTTATTGTCCGCATACGATACCTTTGCTAATGATGAATTATATGATATAAACTTGATACCTGTAGGTAGTGTTAATGTATCAGTTGCTTCATATGTTATTACAAACGTCGCTGAAGTAAGAAAAGATTGTATGGTATTTATTTCGCCTTTACAAACAGATGTTATTAACAACACCCTTGCTGTTACTAATGTAGTAAATACCAGAAATAGTTTACCAAGTTCTTCATATGCAGTATATGATTCAGGCTGGAAATATCAATATGATAGATACAATGATGTATATCGATATATTCCACTGAATGGTGATATAGCAGGATTAACTGCAAGAAATGATTTTATTGCTGATCCTTGGTTCTCGCCTGCAGGATTTAATAGAGGCGGTATTAAAAACGTTATAAAATTAGCATACTCTCCAAATAAATCAGATAGAGATACATTGTACAGAGCAGGGGTGAATCCCGTAGTTTCATTCCCCGGGCAAGGCACTGTATTATTTGGCGACAAAACATTATTAGCTAAACCGAGTGCTTTTGATAGAATAAATGTTCGAAGATTGTTTATTACACTTGAAAAGGCAATAGCAACAGCGGCAAAGTTTCAATTGTTCGAATTTAACGACGCATTTACTAGAGCACAGTTTAGAAATCTTGTTGAACCGTTTCTAAGAGACGTGCAAGGACGTAGGGGCATAACAGATTTCAGAGTCATTTGTGATGACACTAATAATACCGGTGAAATTATAGATAGAAACGAGTTTGTTGCAGATATTTACATTAAACCTGCTCGAGCTATCAACTTTATTCAATTAAATTTTATTGCTACAAGAAGTGGTATATCTTTTGAAGAAGTTGGTGCATAATTTTAGGAGAAATTAATGTCAACCGTTTTTAATGTAGATAGATTTAAAGCAGAATTAACCAATGGTGGTGCTAGACCTAATCAATTTATGGTGCAAGTAAGTTATCCAAACTATGTTACTTCACGATCAGCAGCAGTTAGACGAGGTCCCTTTTTAATTACTGCTGCAGAACTGCCTGGACAAACTATTGGTACAGTAAATACATTTTATAGAGGCAGAGCAGTAAAATTGGCAGGGGATCTAAATTTTGCCCCATTTAGTTTCAATGTCATCAATGATTCAGATTTTTCCATTCGAACAGCATTAGAGGAATGGATAAATGGGATGGATAATAGAATCAACAAAACAGGAAGATTGCAGCCAAGTGAATATCAAAGAGATGTCAACATTTTTCAACTAGATAGAAATGGTAATACTTTAAAAGAATATAAGTTATATAGCGCCTTCCCGAATGCTATAGGGCCGGTATCATTAAACTTTGGTTTAAATGATCAAATTTCTGAATTTACTGTTTCTTTAGAATATCAGACTTTTACTGTAAGTAATAATCCGATAAATGTTTTGTTGAATTTTAGTCCCCCTTATTTAAGTACATAAGATATGGCTATTTCGTTATTTGGTTTTACTATTTCTAGAAATGAAATAAATGATTTAGGCACAAAGGCGCAATCTTTTATAGCGCCACAAACTGATGATGGTGCAGCAACCGTTTCCGGTGCAGGTTATTACGGCACTTATGTGGATTTAGATGCTTCATCTAAATCTGAAGCGGAGCTTATTACTAGATATAGAGAAGCTGCTATGTATGCTGATGCTTCTACTGCTATTGATGAGATTGTAACTGAAGCTATTGCTGCTATAGATAACGAAGAGGCTGTAAGTATTAATTTAGATGATACTAATTTGCCTGATAATATAAAAGATACTATTAAAAAAGAATTTAATCAAATTTTAAATTTACTGAATTTTAGTTCTAAAGGATATGATATTTTTAGACAATGGTATGTAGATGGAAGAATTTATTATCAAAAAGTTATAGATGTTACTAATCCAAAACGAGGAGTAATAGAGCTTAGAAACATTGATCCTAGAAAAATTCGTAAAATGAGAAAAATTGAAAAAGTGAAGGATCAAAAAACAGGTGCTGATTTAATAAAATCTGTAGAAGAATTTTTTATTTACAATGAAAAAGGAATTAATTACAATCCTCAGTATTCAATGTCTACAACTACTAATCAAGGATTGAAATTAGCAGCAGATTCTATAGTGTTTGTTTCTTCGGGAATGATGGATTTAGAAAAAAATGTAGTTTTAAGTTATTTGCATAAGGCAATAAAGCCTATTAATCAACTTAAAATGATGGAAGATGCTTTAGTAATTTATAGATTATCTAGAGCTCCAGAAAGAAGAATATTTTATATAGACGTAGGCAATTTACCTAAGATAAAAGCTGAGCAGTATTTGAAAGATGTTATGGCAAGATATAGAAATAAAATTGTATATGATTCAAATACTGGTGAAATAAGAGATGACAGAAAATTTATGTCTATGCTCGAAGATTTTTGGTTACCACGTAGAGAAGGTGGACGAGGTACAGAAATTACTACGTTACCGGGTGGTGAAAATTTGGGTCAAATTGAGGATATAAACTATTTTCAACAAAAAGTTTATCAATCTTTAAATGTGCCAATTTCTAGAATGCAACCACAAAATGGCCTTCAGTTTGGTAGAGCTGAAGAAATTACTAGAGACGAATTGAAGTTTGCCAAATTTGTAGCAAGACTTCGTAAAAAGTTTAATGAGATATTTTTAGATGTTCTAAGAACTAATTTGATTTTAAGGGGCGTGATAACTGATGCTGATTGGAATATAATCAGCGAAAAAATTCAAATTAGATACGCACAAGATCAGTATTTTTATGAAATGAAGGAAGCGGAGAATCTTAGAAATAGAATAGATATTTTAACCACATTACAACCTTTTATTGGTACATTTTTTAGTAAACAATATGTGATGAAAAACATTCTAAGAATGACAGATGAGGATATAGAAAGAATACAGGGCGAAATTCAACAGGAAGAACCACCGAATCAACCTAGTAATGATACAAATAATTTAGGGGTAAATAATGGATAGTCATGATGCAATAAGACACATGGTAAATGATATTCTTACAGATAATTCTGCAGATGCAATTGAAAAATTTAATTCATTAATGGCAACTAGAGTAAGTGATTCTATTGATATTAAAAAACAAGAATTAGCTACTACTTTATATAGCAAATCACAGGAAGAAGAATGAAAACCTTCGATACTTTAAGAGAAGAAGCATTACTGGAAAAATTAAAAGCTTCTGATCCAACCGGCGAATGGATACATGATTTTGTTCATAGTAAAAATCCAAAATTTGCTGATAAAAGTAAAAAGGAAAGAATTCGTATGGCTCTAGGTGCTAAGTACGCTGCTATGCGTAACAGCGAAGGAAAATAAATGCCTATTACTAAAACCATACTTAAAAAAGTAAGACAACAAGCAATAGTAAAGTTCGTTGGAGACGGTTCTTCTAATGTTGACTTAGTTGCTGATTTAAAATTGCCTGACGAAACAGTTAGCAACGTTTCTACTGTACAAGTAAATATAAATTCTATAATTTTTAGTAGTGGTAGTACTGTTGCCCCATTAGCTGTTAATAGAAGCGGATCAAATGTTATTTTACTTTGGGGCAATGATAATTGGTCGTACTCACAAATGATGGGATTTGTTGATAATCAGAGTAATAATGCTAATTTAGTTGTCACAATTCCTGCCCCAGGTGGTACAGTATATTTAGGTTTAACCAAAGCAGCAGGATTTACCGAACCGAATAACCAAGCTCTTAAAGACTATCAGAAAATTTAAAATGAAACTTATCACAGAAGTTACACAAGATTTAAATTATTTAACTGAAGAAGTTAATGGCAAGCAAAATGTCTATATTGAAGGCATTTATATGCAAGCCAATAAACAAAATAGAAATGGTAGAATATATCCAAAGAATGTGATGGAAAAAGAACTTGAGAGATACCAATCTCTTATTAAGGATAAACGATCTTTAGGTGAGCTTGGGCATCCACCAAATCCAACTATTAATTTAAATCAAGTTTCTCATCTTATAACAGAATTAAAATTTGATGGCGATAATGTTGTGGGAAGAGCTAAAATATTAGATACACCATTTGGAAAAATTGCTAAAAATTTTATAGAAGAGGGTGTTCGTTTAGGAGTTTCATCTAGAGGGTTGGGATCATTAAAGGAAAAGAATGGTGTTATGGAAGTACAAGATGATTTTCATTTAGCTACTATAGATATTGTAGCTGATCCATCAGCACCAGATGCTTTTGTACAAGGTATTATGGAAAATGTTGATTGGATTTGTGAAAATGGCGTATGGAAATCTAGACAAATAGAAGAAACCAAAAAGCAAATTAAAGAAACAAAATCCAAAAATTTAGATAGTGTTAAAATAGAACTTTTTGAGAAGTTTGTTTCAATATTGTCTAGGCAACCATAATTATAAATAATTGAGTAAAATTCCATTTAGGAGACAAGTAAATGTCAGTAGAAAGCAAAATAAAAGAATTGCTTGGTCGTGTAGAGGCTAAAGCAACTCTTGACGAAGCTGATAAAATGGGTGCAGATACCGTTAATAAGGATTCCACCTTGAAACCTGCTAATTCAGGAGATGTAGTGAATCCTATGCAAGGATCTTCAGAAAAAGCATCATTTGAAATAAGAGATGGTGAAGAGGATGAGAATCAAGGAGCTAAAGTATCAGCTTCCACTCCTAGATCTACACCGCCGACAGGACGAGGTCCTGGGGCCACCCCAAATTATTCAACTGTTGGTGACATGACAGCTTCCGCAACAGGTAAAAATCCAACCGGTAATAAACCAATGGATGAGGAAACTGATGATGAGAGTATAGAGTATGGGGAAAATACAGAAATTGAACAGATAGATTTGTCACCTATTTTTGGCACAGATTTATCTGAGGAATTTAAACAGAAAGCTACAGCAATTTTTGAAGCAGCAGTTATTGCTCGTGTTAATCATGAAATGGACAAAGTTACACAGTCTTTAGAAGAAAAATACGAGGAAGACTTTGCTGAGCTTAGAGAAGGTATGGTGGAAAAAATTGACTCATATTTAAATTATGTAGTTGAGCAATGGATGCAAGAAAATGAACTTGCATTAGAGTCTGGACTTCGTACAGAAATTGCAGAAGATTTTATTTTTGGACTTAAAAATCTATTCAAGGAACATTACGTAGAAGTTCCTGAAGAAAGATATGATGTTATTGGTGAGTTACAAGCTAAAGCAGAAGAATTGGATCAAAAGCTAAATGAAGCAATCAATACTAATATAGAGTTAAATAGCGAAATTGCAGAATTAAAACGCAAATCTATTCTAGAAGGCTTGTCTAAAGATTTGGCAGATACCGAGGTAGCTAAATTGCAAAGGTTGGTAGAAGGTATTTCTTTCGATGATGAGATAATGTTTTCAGAGAAAGTAAATGTTATTAAGGAAAACTATTTCCCCAAGAATAAACCTATAGTAACAAATGCAACAACAAGTCAAACTTTAGTTGAGGATGCATCTGAAGCTACATCTAGTTTAATACAAACACCAAGCACAGTAGCGGCATATGCCCAGGCACTTTCTAGAACCGTAAAACGTGCTATTTAACATTAAAAGGTTTTGTTCATAGGAGAACACAATGTTTTTATCAGAAAATTTACAACAAAAATGGTCAGCTATTCTGGATCATCCAGAGCTCCCACAAATTAAAGATGCTTATAAGAGAGCAGTTACTTCTGTTCTTTTGGAAAATCAAGAAAAGGCTTTACGTGAAGAGCGTCAAGCACTTTTTGAAACACCAACAAATAACATCGGTCAGGATACTGCAGCAATACAAAAGTATGATCCAATTATGATTGGGCTTGTGCGCCGTGCTATGCCCAATCTAATGGCATATGATATCTGCGGTGTTCAGCCAATGACAGGCCCCACAGGTTTAATTTTTGCAATGCGTTCAATTTATGGTGGTTCAGGCGATACTCGTTCAAATACGACTACTCGTGTTGAAGCTTTATACAATGAGGCAGATACAGATTGGTCGGGTGCTGGTACTCACTCTGGCGCTATTGCTAATATTTTAGCTACTGGTTCTTATACAACTGGTACAGCAAATACTTTAGCTGCTGTTGAAGCCGCAAATGATTTTGCTGAAATGTCTTTCAGTATTGATAAAACGACAGTAACTGCCAAATCACGTGCATTGAAAGCTGAGTACACTGTTGAATTAGCACAGGACTTGAAAGCAATTCATGGTCTTGATGCTGAGGCAGAACTATCAAACATTCTTTCTCAAGAATTTATGTTTGAAATCAATAGAGAAATTGTTCGCTTGATTTATAAAGTCGCAAAGCAAGGTTCCCCGGCTACGGCATCAGCAGGCACATTTGATCTAGATGTTGATTCAAATGGACGTTGGTCAGTAGAGCGTTTCAAAGGTCTTCTATTTAATATCGAACGTGATGCTAATCATATTGCTCAAGATACTCGTAGAGGAAAGGGTAATTTTATTGTATGCTCAGCAGATGTTGCTTCTGCATTAGCGATGTCTGGTGTTCTTGATTATGCCCCAGCTCTAGCTTCTAACGCAAGCTTGAATGTTGATGATACAGGAAATACTTTTGCAGGTGTTTTAAATGGTCGTTATCGTGTTTATATCGATCCATATACAGGCAACTTGGGCGCAACAAATCAGTTTTATTTGGTAGGCTATAAAGGTGCTAGTCCTTATGATGCTGGTCTGTTCTATTGTCCATATGTTCCATTACAGATGGTTCGTGCAATTGATCCTAACAGCTTTCAGCCTAAAATTGGCTTTAAGACACGTTATGGTTTAATTGCTAATCCGTATGTTGTTACTTCTGCGGGTGCAAATGATGCAGATACGTTCACAGCAGATCGTAATCAGTATTATCGCAAAACTCGTGTAGTAAATTTGATGTAATAATTAAACCGACGCAGATCGGGATTAGGGGGAGTTTATCCCCCTTTTTTGTCTTTATAAATAATGTAGAGGATAAAAATGTATACTGCCAATATTAATCTTGTAAGGTCTTCTTATACATTAAATAGACCTACTACTTATGACTTTTTAAGGCCAAATGCTTTTAGATTTACTATAAAGGATTTGCCTAATACATCATATACGTGTCAATCCGCAAATTTGCCCTCTATCGCATTAGGTTTTGCTACTCAACTCACTCCATTTATAGATATACCCATTATAGGCGATAAATTACAATTTGGAGATTTTACCATAAGATTTTTAATAACAGAGGATATGTCAAATTACTTAGAATTATATACTTGGTTAGTTGCTTTAGGATTTCCACAAAATCATGCACAATTTTCCAATTTTGTAATGAAAAAAAGTAATAGATTTCCTTTTGTTACAGATAAATCGGGTAAAGTATCAGCTTTGGCATACTCAGATGGAACTTTAACTATTTTGGACTCGACAAACAATCCTAAAACAAATATAATATTTAAAGAGTTATTCCCAATCTCATTGGAAGCATTAGATTTTGAAGTAGCATCGCAGACAGTAGAATATTTCACAGCAATAGCAGCATTCAAATTTAAATTATTTGAAGTAGAACAACTTTAATTTTTTGGAGTTATCATGGCAATAAAATTGGATCCAACGGTCATTAAACCACCTACACTTAAAATAAATACACCTACGCCGCGGCCTGAGAATACTGGGCGCCTTGAGATAAAAATTGATGATCTTCGGAAGGAAAGAATTTTCGTTGCCACTCCCTGCTACGGGGGAATGTTAAATGAGGCATATTTTCGTTCAGTAATCAAACTGCTCACATTTTGTAATCAACATCAGATTCCATTAGCATTTGGTACTATTGCTAATGAATCATTGGTAACTAGGGCTCGTAATGTATTACTTGCATACTTTTTGCAAAGTAATTTTACAAGATTGATGTTTATTGATGCAGATATTGAGTTTCAGGTTGAGGATGTATTAAAGCTTATTGCTCATAATAAAGAAATTGTAGTTGGTGCTTATCCGAAAAAAGGTGTTAATTGGGATCGCATTCGAGATTCTGTTAAAACTGAACAGGGGACACTATCAGCAAATCAAGTGGCTGCGTTCGGTTCCGATTATGCTATTAATTTTAAATTTGTTAATAGAGAACTTAAACAAATTGCAATTGAAAATGGTTTAATAAAATTACATGATGGGGCCACAGGGTTTATGATGATTAAACGAGAAGCTATTGATAAAATGATTGCTGCTTATCCGGAATTTAAATATAACAATGATTTAAACACTGGAGCAGAATTGCAAGATTTTTTCTATGCAATGTTTGATACAAGCATTGATCCGAAGGATAAAAGATATTTGTCTGAAGATTATACTTTTAGCCGCAGATGGCAAGCTATTGGTGGGGATATTTGGCTTGATCCGACAATCTCTTTGAATCATTATGGTACTTTTAATTTTATGGGAAATCCTGCGCAGATTATTCAGATTCAATAATATAATTAGTTTTTCCTGTAAAAGTAAAATTTAATAGTTATTATGTTAAAGAAAAAAGATGAAATTAACTGAACTCCAGGAAATGTGGACCGAAGATTGCAAAATAGATGAAACTAATTTAGGAAGAGAATCTGTTCGTACTCCTATTTTACATGCTAAATATATTAATTTTCTTTCTTCTACTAGACTAAATTTAAGAAAAGCAGAGTCAGATTATTTAAATTGTAGAAGAAAGAAATACAGATATTACAGGGGCGAAATGTCCAAAATAGAATTAGAAGAAGAAGGTTGGTCTCAATGGCAGGGTACGAAACCTCTTAAAAATGAGATCGATGAGTTTCTTCAGGGGGATTCTGATCTCATTTCTTTACAAGATAAAATTGAATACTTTAAAACTGTGCTTTATCAATTAGAAGGAATTATACGATCACTTAATGGTAGAACTTGGGATATAAAGAATACTATTGAATTTATGAAATTCACTAATGGTTTAATATAAACTAATATGTCAGTTATACAGATATCTAAAAAAAATGAAGTTCATTTGATACTAAATACCAGCCCTTCTGTTATGCAAGAAATATCTGAATATTTTACATTTGATGCCCCGGGTGCAAAATTCCATCCTTTATATAAATCAAAAATTTGGGACGGAAAAATTCGTTTAGTTTCATTATTTACAAATGAAATTTATGTTGGGTTACTGGATTATCTTAAAAAATTTGCAGAAGACCGAGAATATACGATAGATGAAACTAACTATAAAAAATCTTGTGATGATGTTACAATTGAAGAAGTAAAAGCTTTTTGTGAATCATTGAATGTATCTTCAAAAGGTAATCCAATACAAATACGAGAGTATCAAATAGATGCAGTATATCAAGCAATTACTAATGGAAGACGCCTATTATTGTCACCTACTGGTTCGGGAAAATCTCTTATCATTTACTGTCTTATACGATGGCATGAAAAATATGGAAGACAACAACTAATACTTGTACCCACAACAAGTCTTGTGGAACAGATGTACTCAGATTTTCAAGACTACTCAGAATTAAACGGATGGAAAACATCTGAAAATTGCCACAGAATTTATGGAGGCCACGAAAAATCTAATTTATATAATATTGTTATAAGCACATGGCAATCTATCTACAAACTTCCAAAGGCATTTTTTTCAGAATTTAAAGTTATTTTTGGAGATGAAGCACATCTTTATAAAGCAAAATCACTTACGAGTATACTTAATAAATGTATAACCACCCCTTTTAGAATTGGCACAACTGGTACTTTAGATGGCACGAAAACTCATAAATTAGTACTTGAAGGATTATTTGGATCAGTTTATAAGGTGACTACAACTAAAAAATTAATAATAGATAAAACATTAGCTGATTTACAAATATATAATTTAATATTAGAATATCCAGATGAAGTTAGAAAAGTAGTAAAAGATTTATCGTATAAAGAAGAAATGGATTTTCTAGTAACGCATGAAGGTAGAAATAAATTTATTAGAAATTTAGCTATTAATCAAAAAAATAATACTTTGGTTTTATTTCAATACGTTGAAAAACATGGTAAAATACTGTTTAATATGATATCCGAAAAATGTGAAAATAGACAAGTTTTCTTTGTATATGGGGGCACGGATGCGGAACAGCGAGAACAAGTGCGGACTCTGACGGAAAAAGAAAAAGATGCTATAATAGTAGCTTCGTATGGTACATTTTCAACAGGTGTTAATGTAAAAAATTTACATAATATAATTTTTGCTTCTCCCTCAAAATCTCGTATTCGTAATTTACAAAGTATTGGTAGAGGACTAAGGACTAGTGAAACTAAACAATCTTGTAATCTATATGATATAGGTGATGATTTATCTTGGAAATCTAAAAAAAATTATACTTTATTACATATGATTGAAAGAATAAAAATTTATAATGATGAACATTTCGATTATAAACTAGTAAAGGTACCTATTAGATGAGTACAGAATTTCACTACAAGTTGCTAAAGCTTTCTAATGGTGAAAATATTGTTTGCACTACGGATGATAATTGTGAAAATCTAAAAAGTAAAGTTAGTGTTTATATTTGTGATCCAGTTTTAGTTACTCCTGTCAGAATCCCTAAGGGAATCAATATTGTTGAAACTTATATTATGACCCCTTGGATATCTATTTCTGAAGAAAAAATTTTTGAAATAGCTACTGATCAAATTATTGTTGCTGCTAATGTTAAAAAATATTTTATAGAAAATTATAAATCATTTATTGATTCTAAGGATGATTTAGAGAAAGAAACCCCGTTGTTAGATAGAGAAAAATCAATTAAAAATTTTTTAAAAAGTATAAGTGAAAATGAAAACGAAGAAACTCAAGAAACAGGAATCGAATCTATCCTTGTTCCCGGAACAAGATCAATCCATTAAAGTATTGCCTACGTCATCCCATTATGTGGATAATAAAAAATTTCTGCAATCTCTTATAGAATATAGAAACGACATAGATAAGGCGATAAGTGAGGGTAAATCTCAGCCGCAGGTACCCAATTACATCGGTGAATGTTTTATAAAGATTGCTACTCATTTATCATATAAATCTAATTTTATTAATTATACTTTTAAAGATGATATGATAAGTGATGGAATTGAAAACTGTTTAACTGCTGTTGCCAAATTTGATCCAAGCAAATCTTCTAATCCATTTGCATATTATACTCAAATAATTTATTTTGCCTTTATACGTCGTATTCAAAAAGAGAAAAAGCAACAGGCCACTAAATATAAATTGATTGAAAATATTGATATTGATCAAATTATTTCCCAAGAACATGGGAATGAAGAATTTAATAATCAATTTATGGAATACGTTAAAAAACAATTAGATCAGATAGATGCAGAAAAACGAATTGTTGTCTTTCCAAAAAAGAACAAATTAGCTGAAGAAACTTCCAACAATCCGCTTGATTTAGACGATTAGTTTACTATATAATATATTATTACCGAGGTGATTATGAATAAAATAAAGATATCAGAACTGTTCTATAGTATTCAGGGCGAGGGACGTTATATGGGCGTTCCTAGTGTATTTTTGAGAACTTTTGGTTGTAATTTTCGTTGTAAAAATTTTAATAGGAAATTACAAGACATACCTGCGGGGGAAAAAATAAACCCAGAAGTTGAACAAGTAATAAAGAATATTGGTAATTATAAAACTTTGAAGGATTTGCCTTTAGTTCGTACAGGTTGCGATAGTTATAATTCTATATATCCAGAATTTAAAAAATACGCTATAAATGATTCCATTGATGGTATTGTTGATGCCATTCTACGTTTGCTACCTCATGGTAAGTGGACAAGTGAACATCTGGTTATTACAGGAGGAGAACCACTTCTTGGCTGGCAAAAAGCATACCCGACGCTTTTATCGCACTCGGGCATGGTCGATCTACAAGAGCTTACGTTCGAAACCAACGGAACACAGGAACTAATACCTGAATTTTCCGAGTATTTAAAGACACACTGGCGCAAAGGTTGGGATCGTCTTACTTTTAGTATTAGTCCCAAGCTAAGTGTTAGCGGCGAAAGATGGGAAGATGCCATCAAACCAGAAATTGTTCTGCAGTATGAAGAACATGGTTATGCTTATTTAAAATTCGTTGTAGCCAATGAATTCGATGTTGCCGAAGCCGAAATGGCAGTCGAGTGCTACAGAGATCATGGATTTAAGGGTCCAGTATATCTAATGCCTGTTGGTGGTGTAGAATCTGTTTACGTCATGAATAATAAAAACGTAGCCTTGATGGCCATGAAAAAAGGCTGGCGTTATTCAGACAGACTTCAGGTGCCATTGTTTAAAAATGAATGGGGAACATGATGAAAATTGTAGACCGAGGTGGATTTAAAATGTATGTTCTTATAGGAGACTGTAAAGCTCCAGATGAAACTAAAGTGCTTCATTTCATACGAGAAGAAATTGATAGTAAAGAAAATATTCTAATTAGAAATACATATGAATTTTTTATGAACAAAGATGAGATAAAAAAATTGGCAAAGGTATTAAATGACTATGAATAAATTAGTTGAAGAAGCACCATACCATCCTGGTTATGAATGCGCAGTATTTGAAAGACCCATGAGTGAAGTGATTCGAGAAAGATTAACGCAAAACAATTCTAGATTTTTCGCCAATGATAATATTTCAGCATGTATAAAGCATGAGCATGAAATAGATGCACTTGTTGAAGAAGTAGCAGAGCAGTTTCAAGGAGTACTTCGTTCTTTAGTTATTGATACAAAGAACGATCATAACACTCAAGACACAGCTCGTCGTGTTGCTAAGATGTTTGTAAAAGAAACATTTAGGGGTCGTTATGCGAATCCGCCTAAAGTTACAGCATTTCCTAATGTGACTGAGTATGATGAATTGTATGTAACAGGTCCAATTACTATTAGGAGCACATGTGCCCATCATTTTCAAAACATTGTTGGTAAAGCCTATATTGGCGTATTTCCGGGGAAGAATGTTATCGGCCTTAGTAAATTTAATCGTATCACGGATTGGATTGCTTCTCGTCCGCAGATTCAGGAAGAAATGACCGTACAGATTGCTGATGCTATTGAAAGTGAAACGCAGGCCGATGGTGTTGCTGTACTAGTGCAGGCCGAGCATCATTGCATGACTCACAGAGGAGTTAAGGAACATGAGTCAGACATGACTACTTCTGTTATGAGAGGAGCATTTAGAAATGATCCTCATCTTAAACAAGAATTTTTTAGTATTATTCATAAAATGAAATGAAACTTTACGATAAAAGAATAGCATTTTGCATTAGCGACCAGCATTTAGTCGCACACGGGGGAATTGGTCAATTTGCCAAAGGCTTTACTGAGATGGCAAAAAATCTCAGATGGAAGGTTGATATTATCATGGATAAGGCCCCAACCGGGGGTTTTAGTTCCATAGTAGAGGGGTTCGGCGCATCTTTAGTTTATCCATCAAATTCAAATTCTTATTCAGAGCATACTGGCACGTTTGCATTTTCAGATTCAATAAATTTTGAAAAGATCATTAATTTTAGAAGAGCATTAATGATTGCGTTTTCTAAAAATTTTTATGATATGGTTATTTGCAATTCCATGGAATCTATGCCTGCGGCATTCGCATTAGATTTAGGTAGAAATATACCAGTCGTGTTTTATACTCATGAAGAGTCTATGGTATTTAGAGATACCAGAAAATTTAAAGGTGTATTCACTGAAAGTTGTAATGAATTTTTTAATAGACTAATGACAGTAGATCATGCCTTTGTTGGTACTCAATCCCCTCGTAATGTAGATGAATTAAAATCGAATGGATGTAACCATGCTATTCTGTTGCCAATGCCTATGTCCGAACGAGAACTACTTGAACCATATAATGGGGAGAAGTCTGGAGTATTATACATTGGTAGATGGGAAGAACGTAAAAACCCTGAAGCATTTCTTAAGGTAATAAAAGAGACAGGCCTGCCTGCAAAAATTATTACTAATAGTAATGGTAAGAAAAAATTTGAAGCAAGATTAGCTGAACTAGGTATTACTAATTTTGAAATGAAGGCGGGAATTGTAGGGAAAGAAAAGGTAGATTTTATTCGATCCTCAAAGGTTCATTTCAACCCATCTCTCAGAGAAAATTATCCATTTACATTCTTTGAGTGTCTTGGGCATATGCCTTGCGTAGTATTAGATAAATCTGAATGGGTAACCAATTTTAGTAAAGAATTGTATACTAGAGTTTCCATTGATAAAGCTGGAGAAGCAATTAAGGCACTATATAATTCAAATGCAGGTGGCGCTTTAGAATATGTAAAAGAACTTGACATTAATACTGCTGAAAAATGGGTAGACTTTTTAGATAATTACAAATCAAGTTCAATATCTAATTCTGATGCGGCGAAAATAAACGAATATACTACTGTAAAATACTTAGATTTTATTAAAGATTTAAATAGAAAAAATTTGGCTATAGAAGATATAAAAAGTGTATTGACAAACAAGCATAAGTATAATATAATTTATACTGATGAGCATACTTATCTATCAAAAGAAAAGCATTTTGTTCCCCGAGAAGAAAACACTAAAGGAAGCTTAGAGGATTTATTTGCATAATCTTGATTTGTGGGCGTTGGATATTTTAAGTTTATGCTCTGCGGAAAAAGAACCAACCCCCGCTTTAAAACCAATAGAAAGATAATAATCCAATTCGTCAGTTCTAATCATCTTTTTAGTTTTAAGAATGGGGCAATGTACCCACTTAGTATTAGCATTTTTGTTTTTCCAAATAGAAAGATCCAATGATTTATACTCATCTGAATCTTTTTTTACCAATATTTTTTCGTTAGTGATAATATTAAAAAGTAAAATTTTACCTTTATTAGCTTTACTAAGTTTTTCTTTGATAAGAGGATTATGAGAATTATTATAAAATCCGGTTTTATTTTTTATAGTTTCTCGATATTTTACCATAAAAGATTCACTTTTCATATGATGGTCGACACCATATTTTTTTAAAGATGTTTGTTTACGTTTTTCTTGATATTGTGTATTCCTAAATTTTTTAGTATTTTTAATTTTTTCTTGTATCCCAGGAATTTTATTTGGATTATCTACACCATACTTTTTAAGCATAAATTGTTTATATTCCTCAGTACCATATACAAATAAATGATTATTGTGTCCATTAAACCAATTATCTGAATTAGCACAATCATTTATTTCTAGAAAAGATTTCTCATATTCATATGGATGTAGACCATCGCAATTAGAATCAGTTCTAAGAATATCGAAAGACTTTATTCCTTCAGTTTTTATGATATTTTTAATTTTATTACTATGAGTTTTGTATGTTACTAGTAGATCATCTGGATGACAATTCTTACCCCATCTTGAACCAGCATACATTTTGCCGGTGGAAATGTGGCGAATAATATAGAAATATGGAATACGTTGGTTCATTTTTTCTTGACCTATATATAAAAAGATGTTAAACTTAGACTGGGACAGCAAGAACTTGACCTCTTGTTGGGAATTGCTCGAACAATTCCCTAACCAGCCATTATTATTTATAAAAAAACGGTTTTTGTAATGCAAAAGAAACAAAAAATCTTCGAGTACACAATTTCTGGCCCGGCATATCTTCGCCTAGGGGCGGAACAATGCAACGATCCAGAGACTCTTGATATGATTAATAGTCTTATTCTTAAGACTTGCCATAATCAAAATAATCATACGTTCTCTCTTTTATATAATGGGTTTACTGAAAAGAATTTTGGACCTAAACTTCAAAAATATAGGCCAGCAGTTAAACAAATTCATGCTGACTCTGGTGGACTACAAATAATCACTAGGGGATTACAAAATACACCTGAGATTAGAGATAAGGTTTACACCAATCAAGGAACATACGCGGATATAGGTATGGCATTTGATGAAATTCCTGTTAAGGCAACACGGGATGGAAAATCCTCTAAAATTGATACGAAGCGTAGATATTTTGATAGAGAAAATTTTGATGCGTATGCTACACAGACTGGTAAGAATGTCAGAGCACAGATTGAGAAATTTATTGAACTAAAATCTATTTGCAGGCCATTCGTTATTATGCATGGTGCTTCCCATCAAACATATCAACAATGGGCGGAAACGATTCTTCGAGAAGTATCTGAACCATTACATGATAGAATAGGTGGAGTAGCCATGGGGTCAGCTGCTCTAGGTATGGGACAATTAGAAGATGTGAAACGAGCATTTTATGTAACATTAATGCCGTTTAGCAGACCTTTTCATCTTCACGTTCTAGGAGTAGGTGCTCTTAGGCGCATGCTACCTTATATTCTTTTTAGTCAAACGGGGTTGTATGATGAGATTGATTTATCTTACGATTCTACTACTCATTCTATGTCTCTTGATAATGGTTTATTCTACTTTTCTCACTATAAAAAGTCACCAGGATCTGCTTATGGAGGCACATCAGTTAAGATGGGAAGGGAATACTCTAACATCTATAGAACAGTTACAGAAGAAATCAATTCAGTATGTGGGACAGAGTATACGCCCGAGGAATATCACAAGTTAATGAATAAACAAGTTACCGCATACTTGGAAGAAGGCGGCAAATTTATTGATATTATGCGTGCTAGATTATCATTTATTCTTACCAATGTTCATAACTTTACTAAAGATGTATCAGAATTAACTCAATCTAAAGATCAATTTTTGAAATTTGCAAGAGATAAGGATTGTGAAAATCAATATGCTTCATTATTTGACATAAAGAATTTAGATGATTTTCTACATTGGGAAAAAGAAGTCGGAAAATTTATGGATTCAGAATCGGTAGTTGATAAACCACCTTCATCATTAGAGGATTTATTTACATGATTATTAAACAAGACGTTAGACCTCGTACAGAAACATTTATTAAGATTCGTGCAGAGTTTGAAGGCTATCATAGATATCCTATTGCGAGCCAAATTGATCCTCGTATTGCATTTCTTGAAAATGAACATAGGCATATGTTTAAAGTTGAGGTAAAAATTTCAGTATCTCACCTTGACAGGGAATTAGAATTCTTTTTAGTTAAATGGGCATTGCAAGATTTTATTAAAGGCGGCAATATGAATCACAAATCTTGTGAGATGATTGCCACAGATATTCTAGAGCAACATCTTATTCCTAAATATGGTCAAAGGTACTATGAGATTGTTGTATCAGAAGATGGTGAGTCTGATGGCATTGTTGAATATTTTCCAGGATAATTATGCGTAAATTATGGTATTGCGGTTTAGAGCCGTATGAGGGCAGATACACTTTACAGCTTCAGCAATGGAGTGAGGCTGTATTTAAGCGACGTGGTATTAACTACGAGGTAATTCATGGTGAACTATTAGATACATCCAAGTCTATCGTAACAGGGCAGGTGTTAGATGCGCATGGTCGTAGTTATTATTCTTTGACTCAGATGGCTAAACTTGTGGCAAAGATGAAGGCCGGTGAAGTAACTTGGGAAGATACTATTTTCTTTGAGGATATGTTTACTCCAGGTATGGAAGCTTTACCCTATATTATGGATCAAACAACTACAGAGTTTAGGCCTCAAATTTGGGTTAGATGCTTAGCTCAGACAATTGATCCTGATGACTTTTTGCATGTCTGGGACATGCAAGATTGGATGCGAAACTATGAACATATGATTAATCATTTTGTAACAGGGGTTCTAGCATCTAATGAAGAAATGGTAGCACATATGAAGATTGCAGGTTGGAATGTTCCGATCTACAATATTTCTGGTCTCGCTTTTGGTAAAGAAGAAGTACAATCTCGAGTACCTAATAGAAAAAATTTCTTTGATCGTAAACGACGTGTTTGCTTTGCTGCGAGATTCGATCAGGAAAAACAACCCGGATTTTTTATGGATTTAGTCGAGAGAGTAACAAATTATACTAATACTGAATTCTGTGTATTATCTGGTGGACCATTACGTAGTAATGATGATGGGTATTTAGAACGTGCTAGAAATTTAGAAGCTCAAGGTAAATTAAAAATATATGAGAATCTAAAGAAAAACGAGTATTATGAAATACTAGCAGATAGTAGAATTTTATTTAATTGTGCTTTACAAGATTGGGTATCAAATACAGCCTCAGAAGCAGATGCACTTGGCACAAATTGTTTATATCCTGCTTATAGAAGTTTTCCAGAATCTTTTGCCAATGATTCGGAATGTTTATATATTCCTTGGTCAATTGAAGATGCAGAAAGAAAACTAATTCATTTACTTAATAATCTAAGAACAAATCTAGGTAAAATGTCAGATTGGACTAATGGCACCATTGATCGTTGTATAGATATTATGATAGATAATCAGACAGGTGAAAAATGGTATAGAGGCAATAATAGGTATAGAAATTATGTCCCACAATCTAAATTCTAAAAATGTAGTTGTTACTGGTGCTGCTGGTTATATTGGAGGCATCACTTGCATAGAGTTGAAAAGAAAAGGTTATAATGTTTTTGGAGTAGATAAGAGATATACCTCGCATTTAGATAAATATTATGATGAGTTTTATCAAGGTGATTTCATAGATTACAAGTCTTTTCTTTTATTAAAAAAAGCAAATCCTACTACTATTATTCATTGTGCCGGATCAAGTTTAGTTGATCCAAGTTTTATTTCGCCTGGAACATATTTTGATAATAATATAGCAAAGACAAACAGATTACTTGATTTTATAAAAGATGAATTGATAGCAACTAAATTTATTTTTAGTAGTAGTGCTGCAGTTTATGGTAATTGGAGTAGAGAGCCATATAGAGAATATAATGATACCTTTCCCGTTTCTCCATATGGAGAAACTAAACTGATGGTAGAAAAAATTCTTAGTTGGTATCATAAAATTTTTGGTCTAAAGTATGTCTCATTACGATATTTCAATGCTTGTGGTGCAGATTTTGAATCTATTCACGGACAAGAACCAGGAGCATCGCATATTTTTGCTAAATTATTTGAATGCGCTTTAAATGATACTGCTTTTACCTTATATGGTTCTAACTATCACACCAAAGATCAAACATGTATTAGAGATTATCTACATGTATCGGATATAGCCGAAGCTCATATACAATGTATTGAAAATGATACTGTGGGTATATATAATTTAGGCACTTTAAAAGGTACATCAAATTTAGAATGTTTAGAACAAGTAGAAATTTTTTTAAATAAAAATATAGTTGTTAATGTTGCCCCTAAAAGAGAAGGCGATCCAGCAATATTAATTGCTGATCCCACTAAATTTCAGATAGCTACTGGTTGGAAAGCACAAAGATCCATGGCTATGATTGTAAAAAATTTGCACCAATGGTATCAATCCGATATCTTTAAGAAATTAAATAAGCGGTCTTAAGACGCTCATCCCGCTTTATAAATTCTGCGTGTCATCAAACTTACTCCGAGAGGCAAGAGATGGCTTATATCAATTTACCACATCCATACAAATACGTTAGTACAAAAGAATACCATGATGCATTTCCCTGCGCATATAGACAATGGAGAGCAGATAGTCATTGCAATATGATTCATGGTTATAGCTTTAGTATGAAGTTTTACTTCGGAACTGATGACCTAGATGTTCGTAACTGGGCAGCAGACTATGGCGGACTTAAAGAACTAAAGAAAATTCTTGAAGATCAGTTTGACCATACTCTACTAGTTGCAGAGGACGATCCTGAACTAGAAACATTTAAACTATTACAAGAAAAGAAAATGGCTAAGCTAACTATTTTGCCTAGATTAGGATGTGAAGGGTTAGCTGATATGCTCTATAGATATGTCAACGGAGTTTATATTCCAGATATGTGGGGTCCAGGTGAAGCAGAAAGATTATGGTGTTTTAGAGTAGAAGTAAGGGAAACACAATCTAATATGGCATATAGAGAAGGACACAGACATTGGAATGAAATACTTATCTAATAATGATTAAATTCTATAAACAAATCATATCTAAACAAAACGCAGAGGAAATTTATCATTCCTTTATGCCGTTAGTTATGAATAATTTTAATTTATATTCTGAAGCAGATACGCCGGCTATACGTGTAGATGGGACGGGAAGAGGAGCAGGAACTTTAAATTTTCCCACAACATTGAATGAAATCGAAAATATAAAAAATAAAGTAGAAGCAGATTTTGGTGATCAATATAAATTTACCCATTCTTATTTAAGATTATATCCCAATGACAGTGTACTGCACCCCCACATAGATAGAAAAGGTTTAGATTTGACTCTATCGGTAAATATATATTCTTCTGATAATACCTATTGGCCACTAGTAATTAGTAATAAATGTATGCCCCCTGAGGAAGAAACCGAAGCTTCTGCTGTAGGGGATGAAAAGGAAAGTTATATTTTATTGAAAGATTATTTTAAAGATTCTATAGAGTACAATTTTAATATTGGAGATGGTGCTTGTTGTACAAGAGAACATCCACATTGGAGACCATTTTATAATATGTCTTTCGAGGGAGATCATTATGTTCAGTGTTTTTATCATTGGAAACTTAAATGAAAATTGCAATAGTTGGTGCAGGTATAGCAGGTATTACTGCTGCTTATTTCTTAAGTAAAAAAGGTTACAATATTACCGTATTTGAAAAAGAAAGATATGCTGCAATGAAATGTTCATATGCTAACGGGGGACAAATATCTGTATCTAACTCTGAGGTTTGGAATACGTGGCCTAATATTAAAAAGGCTATCAAATGGGTTGGTAAAAAAGATGCTCCCCTTTTACTTAGACCAAATTTGAATTGGAAAAAAGCATTTTGGCTTATTAAATTCTTGGCTAGTACTGTCAAGAATGACCATGAATTACGAACCATTGAAACAATTAAAATGGGCGTTGCTTCAAGGAGATTATATAATACAATAAGAATGCAGGAAAAATTAGATTTTGATTATAAAAAATGTGGTATAATGCATATCTATAAAAATCCTGAATATTTTAGACATGCAGTTGAGATGAAGGACATCTATGAATCTTATGGGTGTTCATGGGTTATTAAGACTTCTAATGAATGTTTAGAAATTGAGCCAAGATTATATCATTTACACAAGTCTGGGTTAGTTGGTGGCATTTGGACTGAGGAAGATTCTGTGGGTGATATACACAAATTTTGCACTCAATTAGAAGCAGTCCTAGCTAAGAAGTACAAAGTTGATTTTAGGTATAATACAGAAATTAAAAAAATAGATGCACTTTATGATTTTGACAAAATTGTTATTGCGAATGGATCTGATACTTGTAGTCTAGCTATGGATCACGATGTTTGTGTTTACCCTGTTAAGGGATATAGTATAACCATTGAGGGTGCTAGAGGTTCCCCATCTGCATCTATATTAGACGATGAAGCTAAAATAGTTTGTTCTAGGCTGGGTGATAGACTAAGAGTAGCTGGTACTGCTGAAATCGGTGACCACAATTTAGATATTACTAGATCAAGAATTACTCCTCTACTTAAATGGGTCAAAGATAATTTTCCGCAAGTAAACACTGCAGAATATTCTCAATGGGCTTGTCTACGTCCTATGTCGCACGATATGATGCCAATTGTTAGACAATCCTCGATCAATCCAAAAATCTATTATCATACTGGGCATGGGCATCTCGGTTGGACTCTGGCTCCTGCGACAGCAAAACAATTATCTGAACTAATATGAATTGTCCTGTTCTCAAATAACTTAAGATTATATCTTGAAAGGAGGTCGTATGAAGATTTGTCTTTTAGGCGACACACATTTTCGGTGTACGTAATGATTCAAAGTCTTTTCATAAATACTATGAAAAATTTTATAACTATTTGTTTAATTATTTAGAAGAACATGATATAGATCAGATTATACAACTAGGTGATTTATTTGACAGACGAAAATATATTAATTTTTTAACACTTTCTGAATCTAAAAGATATTTCTTCGATATTATTAAAAATAAGAATATAAAATTAACTGCATTGCTCGGCAATCATGATATCTTTTGGAAAGAAAGTGTTAGTGTAAATTCTCCTAATCTTTTACTTGATAGTTATACCACACTCAATATTGTAAATTTCCCAAAAACTATAGTTATTAATGGTATTGCTATTGATATTATACCATGGATATGTAAAGAAAATGAGGAAGAAATCTTTAAGTTTATAGAGGGTTCCTCATCAGATATTTGTATGGGACATTTTGAATTGGCAGGATTCGATATGATGAAAGGTATTCCGAGTCATGAAGGAAAAGACGCAACATTTTTGAGTAAATACAAACAAGTTTTTAGTGGGCATTATCATACCGCATCTTCTAAAGGAAATATTCATTATTTAGGAACACCATATGAATTAACGTGGATGGATTATGGAGACACTAAAGGATTTTATATTTTGGATTGCGAATCCTTAGAAATAGAATTTATTAAAAACGAATTAACAATGTTCGAGAAAATATATTATAATGATACTGAAGATTTAAAACTGCAGTATGATAATCTAGAAGATAAGTTTATAAAGTTAATTGTAGTAAATAAAACTGATTATAAACAATTTGATGGAGTCATTGAGGAAATTTATAAAAGAAATCCGATTGAATTAAAAATTATTGAGGATCTTTCTGAATTTGAAAATTCAGCAGTTGATGAAAATTTAAATTTAGAAGACACAATGACATTATTGTCTGAATATGTAGATGGTCTAGAAACAGATGCGGATAAAATAAGATTAAAAACTTTGCTTAGAGAGTTGTATGTGGAAGCACATGATTACGAGGAAACATGATTCATTTCAAGATAATACGATGGCGAAATTTTTTATCAACTGGAAATCATTTTACTGAGGTGCAATTAAATAATAATTCCACCACACTGATTATAGGTGAGAATGGTGCAGGTAAAAGCACAATTCTAGATGCGATATGTTTTGGTTTATTCGGTAAAGCATTTAGAAACATTAATAAACCCCAATTAATAAATTCTATTAATCAAAAAAATTGTATTGTTGAAATTGAATTTAAAATAGGTAAAAAGGAATATAAAATAATAAGGGGAATGAAACCTGGTATTTTTGAGATCTACCTAGAAAATAATTTAATAAATCAAGATGCAGCAGTAAAAGATTATCAAAATTACTTTGAAGATAAAATTTTAAAATTAAATTATAAATCTTTTACTCAGATAGTCATTTTAGGTTCCGCTTCTTTTACTCCCTTTATGCAATTGGCGCAAGGAACTCGACGCGAAGTGATTGAGGATATTCTAGATATACAAATTTTCAGTGTTATGAACAATATTCTTAAACATAGAATATTAGAAACAAAAGAAAAAATTAGAGAAATAGAAACTAGAATAGAACTAGATAAACAAAAGGTAAAACTGCAGCAGGATTACATCAAGCAACTTGAAGAAGATAAAAAGAAAAGACATGACGATATTCAACTTACAATCAGCGAAACTTATGAAGGCATCAAACTCCTTGAAGAAAAGATTGAATGCCTCTCAGGAGAACTCGGAACTTTATCGAATTCGATTGAGGATGATAACGAGATCTCTAAGCGAAGAACAGAAATGGTTACTCTTTATAAATCATTGCAAATTAGAATTGAAAAAATCACAGATGAGATCGTGTTTTACGAAGAGCACGATACGTGCCCGACTTGTACTCAGATTTTATCTAGTGAACTTAAGGAGACTGCAATCGGTAAACATGCACATAAGAAAGAAGAAATCTGTACTGCAGTTGATACGCTTAACAACAAAATCCAAGAGCTTGAAACTAGAGCTAATGAAATCTTTGCCGCTAAACAAAAAATACTTGAAATACAAACCGAAATAACAAAATATAATACTGAGATAATTGGAGGTCAAAATTATATACGAAAACTTAAAAAGGAAATGGATGATTTCTCAAACAATCAAACTAGTACAGAAGAAGCCAAGATACAATTAAAAACTATAGCAAAACAAGTAGTAGAGGCAGCAGAAAACAGAGGTAAACTTAAAGAAAATTCTTTTTACTTGGATGCTGCCTCTTCTTTACTCAAAGATACCGGCATCAAAACTAAAATTATTAAGCAGTACTTGCCTGTTATTAATAAATTGGTAAACAAATATTTGTCAGCAATGGACTTTTTCGTATCGTTTGAATTGGATGAAGCATTTAATGAAACTATCAAATCAAGGCATCGTGATGATTTTAGTTATGCATCTTTTAGTGAAGGTGAAAAGCAAAGAATAGATTTAGCTTTATTATTTACGTGGCGCACTATAGCTAAAATGAAAAATAGTGCATCTACTAATTTATTATTATTGGATGAAGTATTTGATAGTAGTCTAGATTCAAATGGTACAGATTTTGTTATGAATCTTTTAAATACATTGGGGGATGATGTCAATGTATTTGTTATATCACATAAGGGAGATCAGCTATTGGATAAGTTTGACAATGTAATAAAATTTGAAAAGCATCAAAATTTTTCTAGGATAATTTAATGAAATTAGATTATAAACTAGTAGATGAACATGATGTAGTTCTAAGAATTGCTCCTGCAAAATTTTTATTTAATCAAAATATTAGTGTTGCAAAGGAGATGGCGGATAAACTTTATGAAACTATGATAGAGCAGAAAGGCATAGGACTATCAGCAAATCAGGTTGGGATAGGAATGCAGTTTTTTGTTATGGGATATGGCGAAAGTCGAAGAAATATCTTTAATCCTGTAATTTTAGAAAAATCCGAGGATGAAGTTCTTTTTAAAGAGGGATGCTTAAGTTTTCCTGGACTTTTTTTAAACATTAAAAGACCCTCTTGGATTAAAGTTAAATATCAAAATGAAATTGGGGAAAGTAAAGAGGAAATTTTTACCGGTATTACAGCCAGGGTGTTTCTTCATGAATACGACCACATGCAAGGTGAAATTTTTACAGAAAAGGTTTCCCGTATTAAATTAGATCTGGCAAAAAAGAAAAGAGCAAAGATTTTAAAACGATTAATTATAGATGTATCTACTCAGGCAATTAACGAGGCACGATTAAATGTCAAATAATATTTTGCAAGAATATGACAATTATGATTTTGGTTTTACTGCCATAGATTCAGAAGAATCTACACAAGAAAAAACTATAATTAATACTAAGGAAATAGTGCAACCGGTAAACGAAGAATTGGAAAAAATAAAGGTATTAGTTTTAGACATTCATTCAAAAATGGATATATTGGAAGAAATTATTAAAGCAGGTACAGGAAATAATTTTAATATAGATGAGTATAAAAAATTAGTTGACCAAGATTTAAAAGAAAAATTAAAAAAACTAGAAGGTCTTATCTTGCCTCTTCTATTGAATTTAAAGAAAAATCCTAGTAAGGACACAATAAAGTGGCCTAATAGAGAACCTATTATTGATGCCCAGATAGCCAAAATACTTGCTATAACTAGACCAAATTTGTAAAATATTGAAAATAAAGGTTTTATGATTGCTTGACAGGTAATACTTCCTATTATATAATAAGGTATATTAAAGGAGTAGGTATGTCTATTGCAAATATATCCAACACCAAATCAGTTCTTGCTAAACTATTGGCGCAAGAAAATCTTACTGTAGAACATCGAAAAGTACATACAGCGATGTTTGATCCAATAAATCGTGTTCTTACTCTTCCTATTTGGCGAGAGATGTCCTCGGATTTGTATGATTTATTGGTTGGCCATGAGGTCGGTCATGCTTGGGAAACTCCCCCTAAAGGTTGGCACAATGCTATTGAGGAAAAAGGAAGAGGATTCAAATCTTTTCTTAATGTTGTAGAGGATGCTCGTATTGAAAAACGTATAAAAAATCGATATCCTGGTCTTAGAGGCCCATTTTATAAGGCATACAAAGAACTTATGGAAAGGGATTTCTTTGGTGTAAAAGAAAGACCAGTTACGAGTCTGCAACTTATAGACAGAATTAATCTACACTATAAGATTGGACATTTTTTGAATATACCTTTCAAAACCGAAGAAAAACATTTTTTAGATAGGATGGATAATCTTCAAACTTGGGATGATGTGTATCAACTGGCATCAGAGTTATATCAATATTCAAAAGAACAACCTACTACTTCTTTCGATGATATGTTTTATAGTGAAGATTTATCTGGAGAGGAAGAATATTCTGAAGAGTATGAAGATACAGATAATGAGGGGAATGAAGAATTGCCTGATAGATCAGGGGGATGCGATTTTGATCCCGAGTCTCTGACCGATAGAAATTTTAGAGAAAACGAGTCCAAATTACTCTCCGGTGAAATCTATCCATACGTATATGCGTATCTACCAGAATTTGATTATAAAGATTTCATTATTGATTATAAAAAATTATATTCTAAAACTGATTTCTCATCCTTTGATAACTATGAGGAAATTGTAAAACTCAATTTCTCATCTATAGGATCTTCTAATCTTGAATTATTAAAAAAGGAAAGTTTAACTTTTAATGAGGGTACTTTAATACTAGAATATAAGGAAAAGAATCATAAGTTTATTATGTATCTGGTAAAAGAATTTGAACTCAAAAGAAATGCTGCACAATATGCCAGAGCATCTGTTTCTAAAACTGGTGAATTAGATGTTGATAAAGTATGGTCTTATAAACTAAAGGAAGATTTATTTAAACGTGTAACTAAAATACCAAATGGTAAAAATCACGGCATGGTAATGTTTGTTGATTGGTCGGGCTCTATGAGCAATAATATGGAGTCTACTCTTGAACAAACTTTAGTGTTGGCAGATTTTTGCAGAAAAGTTAAAATACCTTTTGAAGTGTTTGCATTCACTGATACTAGAAAATCTCTTCTATTTAATTTAGATAGCAATTCGAATACTAATAAAGTTGATTCATATAAATTTTCAAGCTTGCCTAAAGATTTGTATGTAGATTCTTTTAATTTTTCTTTAATGAATTTACTTTCTTATCGAATGTCAAATCAAGATTATAGAAAAGCTCAAATTAGATTATTACAAATTGGTAGAATTTATGAAAAAAATCGTAATTTATCTTACGATGAAAGATTTATACTACGAGGAAGACAAGGTTGTATCCCCGACGGATGGTCCTTGAGTGGCACACCTTTAAATGAAACAATTATTGTTGCCACAAGATTTGTAGAAGCCTTTAAAACTGCATGCAAACTAGATGTTGTGAATACCATTTTTCTAACAGATGGAGATGGTTCTCCCATGAATACTATTTTTACAGAAAATGGTAGAAATAGTATGAAACATGTAGCGGGCCATTTTAAATATAATCTAGTTCTTAAAGATAGAAAAACAGGAATAACAGTATTTGCAAAGCCAGAAGAGCAAACAACATCTGCTCTTCTTAGAATGCTTAAGCTAATTGCCAATACGAGATTAGTTGGTTACTATATAATGGAGTCTAGTCCTAGATATAGTATCAATTATTTAGCGCGCCAATATGGACAGGAATTGAATTTAGATGATGTTATGAAAAATATGAGAAAAAATAAATACTTTTTACTAGAAGGAACTGGGTACGATAGCTATTTTCTAGTATCTGGAAAGGATTTGAAAATTTTGGACAATGAATTGGATGTTAAATCTGATAATACCAAAAAAGAGGTAATTAAAGAATTCATTAAGTTTCAAAAGAATAAAATTTTGAATAGAATTCTTCTTAATAATTTTATTGACAAGATTGCTTGACATTCTAATCAAATTAATTTAAAATTTAATTTTAGTGGAGCTATATTATGAAATTTTCTGAAACACACAAAACTAGTATTCTCGAATCACTTAAACAAGTATTTGGTTCAACTGTTGAACGTAAACAACTTATTAAATATTTTAAAGATAAAAATGAATCTGTCCCCAACTGGTTAGTAAACGGTGAAGAATACCGAGTAAGTAAGGGGGTAATTGGTTTTAATCTTGATGGTGCCAACAATGTGACAAACGATATCGCTCAGCCTGCACTATCTGCATCCGTTATACCTATGAAACAAAAGAAAATGTTACAAGATGTGGATAATCTTATTCCAGACAAAGATGAAACTTATGTACCGTTTGGTTTCTTCAAAGATTTAGAAATGATTATTAGACAGGGATTATTTTATCCTGTCTTTATTACTGGTCTAACTGGTAACGGTAAGACTACTATGGTTGAACAAGTTTGTGCGAAGTTAAAACGAGAATGTCTTCGTATCAACATTAGTATTGAAACAGATGAGGACGATCTGGTTGGAGGAAATACTTTAGTTGATGGTAATGTTGTATTTCGTGAAGGCCCTGTCATTACAGCAATGAGAAGGGGAGCAGTTTTGCTTATTGATGAGATTGATCGAGGTAGTAATAAATTAATGTGCATTCAAGGTATTTTAGAAGGCAAACCTTTCTTTCTTAAGAAAACAGGGGAAATAGTTTATCCTTCTAAAGGATTTAATGTAATTGCGACTGCTAACACCAAAGGGCGAGGAACAGATGATGGAAAATACATTGCAGCACAGATTTTAGATGATGCTTTTCTTGAGCGATTCCCCGTAACTGTTGAACAGGAATATCCTACACCGGTAATAGAACGCAAAATTATTATCAATAATATGCAAACTGCAGAGTGTACTGATGAGGATTTTGCAGATAAATTAGTAAACTGGGCTGAGGTAATTCGTAAAACTTTTATGGAAGGAGCAATTGATGAATTGATTTCCACAAGACGCCTAGTACACATTGTAAAAGCTTTTGCAGTATTTAATGATAGGCAAAAGGCAATTAATCTTTGTATTAATAGATTTGATAGCGATACAAAGACTGCTTTTATGGATTTATATAGTAAAATGGATAATAAATCCTCGACTGAGAATATTCCAACTGAGCAAGAAATAAAAATTGATGAAGAAATTCCTTTCTAATTAGAATAACTTTTATAAAAGGGGCACACACTGTGCCCCTTTACTGTTTATAAATATAAGAATATTATTATTTTATTATAGGACTTGAAATGAAAAAAGCTCTTATCACCGGCATAACTGGGCAAGATGGGTCATATCTAGCAGAGCTGCTTTTACAGAAGGGTTACGAAGTACATGGTGTTATTCGTAGATCTTCTAGTATCAATACGAGTCGTATAGATCATATCTACTACAATAAAAATCTCAAGTTACACTATGGCGATGTTACTGATTCTTTGTCTTTAATGACGATTCTAAAACAATATCCTGTTCAAGAAATTTATAATTTAGCCGCACAAAGCCATGTAAAGGTTTCTTTTGAAACCCCCGAATATACTGGTCATGTAGATGCGTTAGGTACTCTTAAGATTTTGGAATCGATAAGACTTCTTGGTTTGGAAAAAGATGTTAAAATTTATCAAGCATCTACTTCTGAATTATATGGATTGGTTCAAGAAATACCTCAGAAGGAAACCACTCCTTTTTATCCTCGTTCCCCATATGGTGTTGCTAAACTATATGCCTATTGGATAGTTAAAAATTATAGAGAAGCTTATGATATGTTTGCTTGTTCTGGTATTTTGTTTAATCATGAATCACCGAGAAGGGGACACACATTTGTTACTCAAAAAATTGTTCAAGGATTAAAGGCAATTCAGCAGGGCAAAACAAATCAACCTATTTTAATGGGAAATTTGAATGCTAAAAGAGATTGGGGGCATGCTAAAGATTATGTGAATGCTATGTGGCTCATGCTTCAAAGAGATAAACCAGAAGATTTTGTTATTGCTACTGGTAAGATGTATTCAGTTAGATTTTTTGCAGAATTGGCAGCTTCCTATTTTAACATGAACATTGAATGGGAAGGCGTGGGCCTAAATGAAGTAGGGATAGATACGATTTCAGGTAGAAAAGTTATTGCCGTAGATAAAAAATATTTTAGACCTGCAGAAGTAGAGCAATTACTCGGTGACTCATCTAAAGCTAGAGAAGTTTTAGGATGGAAACCAGATCATGATATCTTCTCATTAGCTGAGGATATGTGCCTTAATGGATAAAAATAGTAAAATATATGTGGCAGGGAATGGTTTAGTTGGTTCGGCTTTGGTAAGAAAATTACGTAGTGAAGGATATCATAATTTTGTTACTGTAGCTAAATCTTCTGTTGATTTGCGAAACCAAGAAGAAGTTGATACTTACTTCAAATACACTAGACCAGAATATGTTTTTCTAGCAGCCGCAAAGGTTGGAGGCATTAATTACAATAAAACAGTTCCTGCGGAATTTATCTATGACAATTTAATGATACAATCCAATGTTATAGATGCAGCATATCGATATAAAGTAAAAAAATTATTATTTTTAGGTTCTTCTTGTATTTATCCTAAAATTACTGAGCAGCCAATCAAAGAGGAGTATCTCATGTCTGGCAAATTAGAACCTACTAATGAGGGGTATGCCTTAGCTAAAATAGCTGGTCTAAGAATGTGCGAATATTATACTAGACAGTATGGTTTTAACACTATAAGTTTAATGCCAGCAAATTTATATGGTCCCAACGATAACTTCAATCCAGATCGATGTCATGTTATTCCCGGGATGATTACTAAATACTATAATGCCAAGGTAAACAATGAGCCGGGTATAGTTGCTTGGGGCGATGGTTCTCCTAAAAGAGAATTCTTATATTGTGATGATTTGGCGGATGCTTGCGTGTTTCTAATGAATAACTATGATAGTCCCGATATTATTAATGTGGGAAGTGATATTGAAATAACTATTAAAGATTTAGTTAAAATTATTCAAAATGAGATAGGCTATACGGGGAAGGTATTTTGGGATACTAGTTTACCTAACGGATCGCCAAGAAGGAAAATGGATTCCAGTAAATTATTTGGTATGGGGTGGAAACCTAAAGTGTCGTTTGAAGAGGGCCTGGTAAGAACAATCAAATGGTTTAAAGAGAACAAAGTATGAACAATAAAAGATGGCCTCTGATGGGTGAGACTATCACTGTGGGTGACAGAATTAAAATGGCATATTTTTGTTTAACTGCTAAAAGATTTACATATGGTGAAAAAGTAAAAGAGTTTGAAAATAAATGGAGTGAATGGTTAGCAGAGAATACACTTAACAATCATAAATCTATATATGTATCCAATGGTAGTACTGCTAATTTTCTTCTTGTTGCAGCTGTTATAGATAAGTATAGATTAAAAAGGGGCGATAAAGTATTACTGCCTGCCTGTACCTGGATGACCAATGTTGCTCCAATTATTCAATTAGGGTTGACACCTGTGTTCTGCGATGTTAATATGCAGAATTATAGTTTTGATTTAGATGAAGCTAAACTGATAGCGAAAAAACATAGAGACATAAAACTCATCTTTGTTACTCATCTGCTAGGATTTCCTGCAGAAAATACTAAGCTAAAGGAAATTTTCCCTAAAGCTTTGATTATTGACGACGTATGCGAATCACATGGTTGTAGAGACGAAAAACAAATACGAGTAGGTAATGATTCTTTAGGGGCTACCTTTAGTTTTTACTTCGGACATCATATGTCTACTATTGAAGGCGGCATGGTTACCACTAATGATATCGAGCTTTATGATCTAATGAGAATGAAAAGAAGTCATGGTCTTGCTAGAGAATCAATAGAGTTTGAAAAGTACAAGAAACTAAGCCCAGAGATTGATCCGCAATTTATTTTTCAGACTGATGGGTATAATTTTAGAAACCATGAAATTTGCGCAGTTCTAGGATTATCTCAATTGACTAGACTTGATAGTATGGTTAAGGCAAGACGCAGCAACTATATTGAATACGTTAAAATTGTAAATGACAATCTTGATTTATTTTATTCTCATGAATATGAAACAGGCAATAGTAGTTTTTGTTTTCCCTTTATTTGTAAATCAAAAGAAATTAATTTACGTATGAAGAAAAAATTTAAAGAATATGGAGTAGAGTATAGGCCCGTGGTTGCTGGAAATCTATTATCGCAACCATTTTTGAAAAACTATAAAATGGAAACAGAGCGTAAAATTCCTAACGCTCAGATTATTCATACGCAGGGCGTTTATATTGGTAATAACCATTTTGTATCTAGATATGATATGGACTTTTTAAGAGAAATTATTAGGGAAATTTAATGACTAAATTTGCAGATGTTGTAGATAAATTTTTAGAAACAACTATTGATATTGTTTTGTCTGAAGCAAAAGGTAACCCTCCTGATGTTGAATATATTGAAACAGATTCGTTAGGTGAAGTTATTGAAAAATTAGCTATTCTTCATATTCGCACTTGGATGCTAGAAGATGCTATTCAAGCAGCAGAAACTAATGAAGAGGTTGCAGCATTAAAAAGAAAAATTGATATATGTTTTAAAGTGAAACGTCCTAAATATGTTCAAGCAATTAATGCTTTAGTTGAAAACTCAATTAGGTCGGGAAAATCTTTACGTGAGGATTCTGTTAAATTATACAAAGGTGTAGAAAATGCCTAAAATAGTATTTTTCAATCATTATCACAGAGGCGACATGCATACTCAGAAAGAGTATGTTAAACAAGTGATGCGAGAATTATCTAATTTTGAGTTCGAATATAAGCACTATAATCCTAGTAAGTTAACTAATGAGTTTGGAATAAGTCATACGGGTGTTCCCTCCCAATTAAATCATAAACAAAAATTTTATGAGCAGGGAGATACATTATTTGTTAATACCTGGGTTGGATGTGATTGGGATATATTCTGTAAGCATGGTGGTATTAATATGCATACAATTTATGAGGGATGGAGTATTATCTTTAATAAAATAAATGACGTGTTTGGTTGTAACATTAAATTACTTAATTCTAAAGAAGAGTATCTGCCAAGAATCAATTATAACTTTATAGATAAAGAAGGTATAGACTACTATATTGAAAACAACCAACCTGAGGGAAGAATGCTAATTTGTAATAATAATCCTAATTCAGGTCAATCTTTTGCTGGTAATATGGAAGAGTATATCGTAGCATTGGCAGAAGAAAACCCAGATGTGCATTTTATTTGTACAGATAACATAAGTAAAGATGTAGATAATATTATCTATACTAAAGATATCATTGGAGACGTGGGTGAAACAGACTTATTGGAAGTTTCATATCTAAGTAGATTTTGTGATGTTATTATTGGAAAAAATTCTGGTCCATATGTATTTTGTGAAACCTATGACAACTTTATGGATGAGAATAAGACATTTATTTCTTTTAATACTAAAAATCCTGCATATGATACTATTATGGAAACCATGTCCAATGGATTAGCATTGAAGTGTAAATATACTGCGGTTCCTATTATTAACAATAGGAACCTAACAGATCAGGATAAAATCAATATCTTAAGCGCAATAGTAAATATTTGAGAAAACAATGAAAGCAGCTATAGTATTATTAACTAAAGGATATCAGCATCCTCAGTTTTACGAGACCTTGATTAGACGTAATGCTCATATCTATGAAAATTTCAATAAAAGAATGAAACAAGAATATCCTTTGTTAATATTTCATGAGGGAAATATTACTGAGGAACATAAACAATTTATTTTAAGTTATGAAAAAAATTCTATAGTAAAATTTGTTGACATCGGTATAGATTTCAAATGGCCTATGACAATACATATGAATGAAGTGAGAGATCATAGATTTCATTTAGGTTATAGATTAATGTGTCGTTTTCATTCTATAAAAATTTGGAATTATGTTAAGAATTATGATTATATTTTACGTGTAGATGAAGATGCTATGATCGGCGAATTAAATTATGATATTTTTGAATATATGAAAGATCACAATTTAGATTATATGCCGTCTAGATATACGCATGAATATCATGATCTATCAAATGAAACACTACCACAAGCAGTGGAAAAATTGCTTGTAGGAAAATGGAAAGCGGATGATTATGATCAAACTACTCTATGGGCTCCTTATACTAATTTATATGCTGCAAGGGTAGATTTTTTCTTACAAAATGACGTTCAAAAATTTCTAAATGAATTAACCAATGATAAAGAATTTTTAATTAATAGATGGGGAGATGCGCCTGTACATGGTATTTGTCTTAAGGCTTTTAGTGATCCAAGTAGAATACAAGTTATTCATGACTTCGGATACATTCACGGTTCTCACCATTGCGTAACTATAAATGGTAGAGCAATGGAGGGCATAATGTCTGAACATGAAGCAAAAGTTTTTAACTGCGTACCATCAGGTAAAGCTGATATGCATTATATAGCAGCGGAGAAAGTATGAAGAAGTTAAAATTGGCATTTACCGACACTCATGATCATCTGGCTAGCTTCTTTCATTATGTATTAAGTAGTAGATATAATATTGAATTTGATAATGATAATCCAGATTTTTTAATTTTTGGTGACGATAATTTTGGTAGGGAAAATCTTAAATACTCTAAGAATAAAGTTATAAAGATTTTCTATACTGGTGAGAACAGAAGACCTGAAAATTTTGATTGCCATTATGCTATTTCATTTGACCACAACTTTGAACCATGGCATTATCGTTTACCGTTGTTTGTTATCTATATGTGGTCATGGCAATATATTCATAAAATGAAATATCAAATGGATTATATTTTTAATCCTGAATACAAGGATAAAGATTCGTTTTGTTCGTTTGTTGTCTCTAACCCAAATTGTAGGGAAAGAAATGAATTTTTCAAATTATTGAACAATTACAAAACAGTAGATAGTGGTGGTAAACTTTTTAATAATGTAGGTAAGAATGTGGATGGAGAACAAGGGAAAATAGATTTTCTTTCGACTAGAAAATTTAATATTTGTTTTGAACCCTATAGTCATCCTGGATATGTAACTGAAAAGATTCTTCATGCATTTTATGCTGGCACTGTTCCAATTTATTGGGGTAGCAATACTGTAACTTCAGATTTTAATCCAGATGCATTTATAAATGTGCATGATTTTAGATCATTTAGTGATGCCATAGAACATATAAAAGAAATAGATAATGATGATGAATTATATCACTCCTATCTTACTGCTCCTAAGTTTATCAATAATCTTCCGCCCTCTTATCTTATTTTAGATAATTTCTTAAATTGGTTTGATGCTGTGGTATACAATAGGATTCTTAATAGATGAAAATACAGACATTTATTTTTAATTGGAGAGGGCAATACGACAAAACTAAAGAAAAAATTAAGCAGCTTAAGAAGCTTAAAATTGCTCCAATAGTTATTAATAGTGATGATAACTATAAAAAAGAAAAAGGTTGGTATCATATAGGTGAGGATAGTTATTTTACTGCTCAGTTTTTAAAAGCTTTAGAATTATTTGATGGAGATGCTCTATTTCATATTCAAGCAGATGCCTCATATGATAATTGGAAACAACTATATGTAGATGCGGAAAAACATTTTAATGAATTTAACTGGGGAATTTATGCTCCAAATATAGATTATACTTGGTATGATGCGGATAAAACAGATTTAAATGCTTTTGAAATACCAAATTATAATCTTAAAATGGTAGCGAATACTGATTGTACTTGCTGGTTTATTCATAAAGATATTATAAATGAAGCAAAAAATAGGGGTGTGAATTTTGCTCCATATAAAATGGGATGGAGTTTTGATATAGTTTATCCTGCTTTGTCATATATGTTAAAACGACCAGTGCTTAGAGATTATTCACATACTATTCAACATCCTGCAGGTACTAATTATAATAAAGAGCAGGCAGAATGGGAAATGCGATCTTTGTATTTATCCTTGCCTGCTGATATACAAGAAGCGTTTGGTTATATTAAATCTGACAGAAGTAAACTTTATAAGTACTACATGTAATATGTTTAACATATCCAATATTGATTCGTTAGTAAAAACTAATCAAACTATAAACACGTTATTTAAAGAAAAAAAATCATTTTCTGTAATCCGAGTAGGTAACACTGAAGGATATGTTCTACAATGTTTAGATAAAGGGGAAATGCCTGTAGATCAGTTTAAAGCATTTTTATTCTATACGGCAGGTGTGTTTCCTGTGGACTACGAATATTTAAGTAAAATCTATGCCCCGTATAACTTCAATGCTATGAATAATGCCGATTTACTTGGATTTATAGATATATCTGGTGAAATTAGAAAAGATAATAGTTTTTTATCGAAATTTAAAAATGAAAAATTTTACTTTGAGGACATTTACGCATTAGATCCAGCATTTCTTAAATCTAATACCTTTTTAAATGTGTCTACTAGTGATCCATGGACTTTAAATCTTAAAGGAAAAAAGGTATTAATAATATCAGCATTTGAACAAACTATAAAAAAACAATGGCAAATAAAGGAAAAAATATGGGGTATTGATTTGAATAGAATACTTCCCTTTGATCTTGTTGGTATTATTAAATCTCCATTCAATCCAATGATAGACAATAAGCAATATCTATTAAATGATCTATTCTCTAATGTTACAGGTTGGCATGATTGCTTAAGTACTATGACTTATATGATGGACAGTTATGATTATGATGTGGCATTGATAAGTGCTGCAGCATATTCCCCAGCATTAGCCAATTATGCAAAATCTAAAAATAAAATTGGCATAACTGTATGTGGCGCACTACAATTATTTTTTGGTATTAAAGGTCCTCGATGGGAATCGGGTTCATTATCTGAATGGAGTACTATGTTTAATGAATATTGGCGGTATCCATTAGAAGAGGATTTACCTAGCCACAGACATATTTTTGAAAGTATAGAATCTGCTTATTGGAAAAAATGAAATCAGTAATAATACATCATCATCTGGGTATAGGCGATCATTTTATTTGTAATGGGTTAGTTCATTCTATCAGCGACGAATACGATGAAGTACATTTAGTTTGTAAAAAATCTTGTTATAATACGGTAAAACATTTATATGAGGATTACCCTAATATTAAAGTTATACCTGTTGCAAATGAGGCTGAGGACATATATAAATATGCAGCAAGCACGGGAATACCTTTAGCTAAAATAGGATTTGAGGAATTAGATAAATCTAAGTTTGAAAGATCGTTCTACGAATTAGTTAACGTTCCATTACAAAATAGATTTACTAGATTTAGATTCCCAATTAATCTCAATAAGTCTATTCTTTTTCATAAAAAAGTAGTCGAAAACCTGGGTAAAGATTATATTTTTGTTTTCAATACTAGTACACATTGTACACATGAACTAAAATTAACTACAAATCTAAAACAATTTACTGCGGAAAAGTCTGATACTACAGATATTTTAGATTATATTCACACTATAATTTATGCAAAAGAAGTGCATTTTATCAATAGCGGATTATGGCCAATGATAGTTCAGTTACACTATCTTCAACTTTTAAGAGCTAATAGAATTTGTTTTCACGATGTAAGAAAATTGTCTGAGGGAGGATTAAAGATAGATATTCCTCCAGGTATAGAAATTATAAAATATGAGGTTTAAATGGAATTAAATTCTAAAATTTTTGTTGCTGGTCATAATGGATTAGTTGGTTCGGCTATTTTCAAAAAATTAACAGATGATGGATATACCAATATTGTTACTAGATCTAGAAAAGAGTTGAATTTAATAGATCAGATAGAAGTGAAAAGCTTTTTTGAAAAAGAAAAACCAGACTATGTTTTTGCTGCAGCTGCAAAGGTAGGGGGAATTTTTGCTAACGACGCGTATTGTGGAGATTTTATTTATGAAAATCTAATGATCCAAAACAATTTGATTCATAATTCGTTTTTGACAGGTGTGAAAAAATTTTGCTTTTTGGGGTCGGTGTGTATCTATCCTAAATTTGCTCCGGTACCAGTTAAAGAAGAATGTTTATTAACTGGCGAATTAGAACCAACTAATGATGCTTATGCGGTAGCAAAAATCGCAGGTATAAAAATGTGTCAAGCATATTATAAACAATTTGGATTCCAAAGTATATGTTTGATGCCTGCTAATTTATATGGACCAAGAGATAATTTTCATCCAGATAATGGGCACGTGATACCCGCTATGCTTACTAAATTTAATACTAAACATGATTCAGTCACACTGTGGGGAGATGGAACACCTACCAGGGAATTTTTGTATTCTGAAGATCTCGCTGATGCTTGCGTTTTCTTAATGAAACATACAAACACTGGAAAAGCAGACCTCATCAATGTTGGTTCTGGTTTTGATATCTCTATTCGGGATCTAGCAGAACTAATTAAAAATGTAACAAAGTATGATGGTAAAATCTATTGGGATACAACTAGACCTAATGGCACACCTAAGAGACCTTTAGATTTCACAAAGATAAAAAGTTATGGGTGGGAACCCAAGCATTCGTTTTTTGAAGGTATTGCTAAGACATATCAATGGTTCAAGGAAAATAAACTATGAAAGAATTATTCACTTTAGGTGATTTGTATGTATCTGATTTTTTAGCTGAGGACGAATCTCCTCGCGGTGGCCGCGTGGAAATGAAAATGATGTTTGATGAAAAAACCTCAGCAGTAAGATTGGAAACAGCTGCACCTTTAGATACTATGTATGGAAAATATTGGTATCGATCAGGTATTAATCAAACTATGACTAACGAATTAAAGGGAATCGTTGATAATATCAATAGCCTTATTAAGTTAAAAAAATCTGATGTATGGTTAGATATTGCTTGTAATGATGGCACTCTACTAAGTTTTGTATCTAAAGACCTAATAAGAATAGGTGTTGATCCTGTAGACGATACGTATAAAAATGAATCCGTTAAACATGCTGACCTCATAATTCAAGATTATTTTACACATAGTGCATTAAAAAAATCCAAATTTGGAAAGCATAAGGCAAAGGTTGTTACGACAATTGCAATGTTCTACGATTTAGAAAATCCTGAAATTTTTCTAAAAGATGTCTATAATGTGATGGAGGATGATGGATTATTTGTTTGTCAAATGAGCTATACACCATTAATGATAGAACAAATGGCTTTTGATAATATTTGTCATGAGCATATCTTTTATTATTCTCTTAAGACAATTAAAACATTATACGAAGCAAATGGTTTCAAAATTGTTGATTGCCAATTGAATGACATCAATGGTGGATCGTTTAGAGTTTATGCAATGAAAGATGTGGGTGATATTACTAAATTTTCTACACAACCCAATAGAGATGTTTGCAATTTCAGAGTTCAATCTTTACTAAGATATGAAAAAGAACAGGAATATAATACTCCTGGGATTTGGAATTTATTTTATAAGAATTTATTAGAATTAAAAACTAAGACATATAATTTTATTAAGCAAGAAAAAGCTAAAGGGAAAACTATTTGGGGATATGGTGCATCAACAAAGGGTAATACATTATTGCAGTTTTTTAATTTAGATCATACCATGATTGATGGCATTGCAGAAA